TAACGGTAGTGACGACTTAGGAGTCAACATGGACGCAAAGAAAGCGGTGCACAAGCATGAAGCCAACATGCACCCTGGTAAAAAGCCTACGAAGTTTGCCAAAGGTGGCAAGACCAATCTTCAGATGAAACAACTAGGGCGTAATCTTGCCAAAGTTGCCAATCAGATGAAGCCCATGCGGCGCACTCGCATGTCTGGGGTCTAATATGAAGAAGAATGAACTTCAGCCAAAACCGGCGCCCAAGGTAGATCTTAAGAACTCGGGATATCCGGAAAAGAATGTCAAAACTTCCGGTATCAAGATTCGTGGAACGGGCGCTGCAACTAAAGGTGTAATGGCTCGGGGGCCGATGGCGTAAGCTATGCAGTACACAGAGTTAGCAGCAAATGTTGAAGACATCATTGAGAATACTTTCACTGATGCTCAAATGGCTATGCTGGTCCGGCAGGCTGAACAGAAGATCTATAACACTGTTCAGATTGCCAACCTGCGTAAGAACGTCTACGGACAATTTACTGCTAACAATCAGTACTTATCGGCTCCTACGGATTTCCTGTCTGTTTATTCCCTCGCGGTCATTACGGGAGTGACGAGCGGGAATATCAATACCGGGACTTATACGTACCTGTTGAACAAGGATGTGAACTTCATTCGTGAAGCCTATCCCCCGCCAAATTCAACAGGAAGGCCAAGGCACTACGCCATATTTGGCCCACGGTCAGACTTAGAGACTGAGCTTTCGTTTATCGTCGGCCCCACGCCTGACACGGCGTATTACGCAGAGCTGCATTATTACTACTATCCTGAGTCCATCGTTCAAGGTGCTCTTAACACTCTGGGTGTCATCACCGCGGGTTCGTTGTACACAAACGGTACATACAACGGTGTACCGCTGACGGGTGGGTCAGGATCTGGCGCGACTGCGAGAATTGTGGTCTCAGGTAATGCAGTGACGTCTGTCACCATTCAGAACCCTGGCGTGTTCTACGCGGTAGGCAACACGTTGTCTTGTGCTGCTTCCAGTATCGGCGGGACGGGTTCAGGATTTAGCATGCCAGTGGTGACGGTTACAAATGCTAGCGGAGTGACGTGGCTGGGGGATAATTTTGATTCTGCCTTGTTGAACGGAACGCTGGTAGAGGCAGCGAGGTTCTTGAAGGCAGAGCCGGATCAGATCACGGTGTACAACAACATGTACGGCCAGTCGTTGTTGTTGCTCAAAAATCTGGGCGACGGTAAGCAGAGAATGGATGCTTATCGTGACGGTCAAGTAAGGAACCCTGTTACATGATCGTTCAAACACAAACAACGAGCTTTAAAGAAGAGCTATATAAAGGTATTCATGATCTTCTTACAGACACTTTAAAGCTTGCGCTATACACTGCCGAGGCCAATCTTGACGCGGAAACGACCGCTTACACGACGGCCAACGAGATCACGGGCACCGGGTATTCTGCTGGCGGGAATGTAGTCACCGGGCCGGTCATCAGTAGCAGTGGCTACATCGCCTGGGTGACGTTCAACAACGTGCTGTGGGTGCCTGCCGCCTTTACCGCTCGATGTGCGCTGCTCTACAATGCAAGCAAGGCAAACCGGTCTATCGCAGTGCTGGACTTTGGGTCAGACAAAACTTGCATAAACACATTTACGGTCACAATGCCGGGTGATACAGCTACTACGGCTTTGATCCGGTCAAGCAATTGAGGTGCAAAATGAAAGAAGGTTCTAAAGCCGGTGGTGTGTTTAAGGTTGTGTGCCATGACTCACAAGGCAACTTTAAGTGGGAAGCAGAGTCCCACAATCTTGTAGTTAACGTTGGCCTTCAGGACATGAACACCAAGTACTTCACAGGCACCAGCTATACCGCTACTTGGTATCTTGGCCTGTACGGCGCTTCGTCTACCAACAACCCCGCCGCTGGTGACACGATGGCGTCTCATGGCACCTGGACGGAAGTGACTGACTATTCAGGGGCAAATCGCCCGCAATGCGTGTTTGGTACGGCTACCACTGCTGACCCGTCGGTTATTAGCAACTCAGCTTCGCCTGCCACGTATAGCATTACGAGTTCAGTAACGGTTGGTGGCGCGTTTTTAACGTCGGTTGCCGCTAAAAGTCCGGGTAATACTGGAATCTTGTTCTCCGCCGCTGATTTTCAGTCGCCCGGGGACAGGAGCGTTGTGAACGGTGATACCTTGACCGTCACGTACACCTTCAGTCTGGATGCCGTGTGATGGCTACCAAATTCAAGAAGGGTGATGAAGTCAAAGTCCGGCAGATTAATCCCTCTGGCCCTGTTCTAGCCCTCCGAATGGATGAAGACGGCAACGTGTACTGTCTTCTAAAGTGGGTAGATGCTGACGGGAATGAACAAGAACGCTGGTTCTTGGAAGATGATCTGATCGCTGTTTAATATGGTGGGATATGGCCTTTTCAACCGGGTCTTTTGCAGAACTTCCGTTCTCAACGGTTGGAGGTACGTTTTACTCTCCGGCCATTTCTGAATCTGCAACGGGCTCGGATTCAGTCAGTAGTATTGCAGCGTTTATCTCTACGGTATCTGAGGCCTCAACAGGTTCAGATACTGTTTCCTCTACATTCCAAATAAACTCTAGCGTATCGGAGTCCAGTACGGGAGCGGACTCGGTATCGTCTATTGTTACCTTCCCCAATTTCATTTCTGAATCCACGACAGGTTCTGACTCATTAACTACAATAGTTAACTTTGTAGTTTCTATTTCAGAATCTTCTGTTGCGACGGATACAGTTAATACAAACGTGACGTTCTTGGCTTCTGTTTCTGAGTCCGCAACGGGATCAGACAGTATTACTCGCCGGGGCCTGTGGGAACCGGTAGATGACACTCAGAATGCAAATTGGATTCAGATTACGGTCAGCCCGGGAACAGGCTGGACAATCATTCCTACCGTATAGGTGAAGTATGGCTCTTGTCGTAAAAGACCGTGTTAGAGAAACGACCACCACTACCGGGACCGGGACAATTACGCTCGCCGGGGCGGTAGCAGGTTTCCAAAGCTTCTCAGCGATTGGTAACGCTAACACTACGTACTACACCATCAACCTGCCGGGAGTGAACGAGTGGGAAGTTGGTATTGGTACGTATACCGCGTCAGGTACTACGCTTAGCCGAGACACGATCCTTGCCTCTTCCAACGGCGGGTCGGCGGTTAACTTCTCCGCAGGGACAAAGGATGTCTTCTGTACCTATCCCGCTGGCAGGTCGGTGTACTACGACACTGCTACTAACGTCTCTATTGCCGGAACGCTCACAACCTCGTTAGACGCATCTATCTACGGCGTCACCGTAGGCCGTGGTGCGGGTGCTGTGTCCACCAACACTGCGGTGGGTGCTAGTGCGCTGGCGGCGAATACGACTGGTGGTGCAAATGTTGCCGTGGGACAGCAGGCGCTACTTACAAACATTACAGGCAACGACAACACCGCTCTTGGTCGCAGGACGCTTTACTTTAACACCGCAAGCAACAACACTGGAGTTGGTAGCGAGGCATTGATTAGCAACACAAGTGGCTCGGCAAACACCAGTGTTGGTGCTTTTGCACTTGCATCCAACACCACCGCCTCCGCCCAAACTGCTGTTGGATATCAGGCGCTATACAGCAACACCACTGGCGTAGAAAACACTGCTGTTGGCTTTGAGTCGCTCCGCGCCAACACAGGCAGTTACAACACCGCAGTTGGATACCGCGCACTTAAAGAAACAACTTCCGCAGTTGAGAACACCGCAATGGGCGACTCTGCGGGCCAGAATCTTACAACCGGTGGAAACAACACCGCGATTGGTTCAATTGCGCTTGTTGTAGCGACTACTAGCACTGACAACACCGCAATTGGTAAATCCGCATTGCGACTTACTACAACGGGCAGTTTTAACACTGCACTGGGTTCTTTTGCGCTCACCTCCAACACCACCGCCTCTAACAACACTGCGGTTGGGTATCAAGCATCGTATTCCAGCACAACCGCTACGCAAAACGTAATGGTTGGGTTTCAAGCCGGATATGCTGCCACAGCAAGTTATAACACATTTGTTGGGTATAGGGCTGGTGACGCTAATACAACTGGTCAAGAAAATACTGCTGTAGGTAACGAGGCGCTTGGTTCAAATACTACCGCGACGGCTAATGTGGCGTTCGGCAGTGGCGCTATGTTCAAAACCACCACCGGCGGGGCGAACGTAGCGATTGGCACAAATTCATCCAATGAAAATACGACCGGCGCGAATAATGTAGCGGTTGGATTTCAAGCCGCGTTTAATAATACCACTGCCAGCAATAATACCGCTGTAGGGTATCAGGCTACCTACAGCAATACGACCGGACCATCTAATGTGGCTGTGGGTTATCAGGCGGGATATAGCAATACGACTGGCGCAGGCATCACCGCAATTGGCTTTCAAGCACTCAAGGCTAACACTACCGCTGGCTACAGCACAGCAATTGGTTATAACGCACTTACTGCAAATACCACTGGTAATGGCGAGGCGGTTGGTGTTAATGCTTTGTCTGCCAACACCACTGGAACTGCCAACGTAGCCTTTGGCGCAAACGCTTTGGTTAACAATACTACCGGGGCTAGTAGCACTGCGATTGGTAATAGTGCGCTATACAGCAATAACGCCGCTAACAATACCGCTGTTGGATATCAGGCGGGGTATAGCAACACGACGGGTCGAGTAGATGTATTTGGGCACAGCGCCGGTTTTGCAAACACCACAGGGGCTATTTGCGCTTTTGGTAGAAGTGTTCTTCAAACGAACACAACGGGAACTGGCAACACTGCAATGGGGGCGACATTTGCCACTTACCCGCCTTTATATTTCAATACAACCGGCAGCAACAACTCCGCATTTGGTGAGGGTGCTCTTGCACTCAACACCACAGCATCTCAAAACACTGCTGTGGGTTATCAAGCCGGATACAGTAATACGACTGGCAGCAGGTCGGCGTTTTTTGGTTATCTAGCGGGCTACAGTAATACTACGGCGTTTGCGAATTCTGCGTTTGGTGACTCTGCGTTGTACTACAACACAACCGGCGCAGGGAACAATGCGTTCGGCTACTATGCCTTGCACGCAAATACAACCGGAGTTGCTAATACAGCAATTGGTGGGGAGCAATATGGTGTTGTAGATGCCGCGATGCGGTTTAATACTACAGGTTCATACAACACTGCGGTTGGCGTATCTGCGCTGAAATCCAACACCACCGCCTCCAACAACACTGCTGTTGGGTATCAAGCGGCATACAGTAATACAGGTGGTGTCGGGATCGTTGCTGTTGGATGGAAGGCGTTGTACGGAAATACCACCGGAACAAACCTTGTTGCTGTTGGCGGGAATGCTCTGACCTCAAACACCACCGGCGACAGGAATGTGGCCGTGGGGTACAACTCCCTTGATGCGAACACCACGGGGCAGTCCAACACCACCGTTGGTGATGAATCTCTTGGGGCCAATACCACAGGAAATTACAACACTGCGTTGGGAACTTTTGCCCTCCAAGCCAACACCACCGCCTCCAAGAGCACAGCAGTTGGTTATCAGGCCGCTTATAGCAACACGACCGGCCTCGTGACGGCAATCGGGCATAAAGCCGCATACTCAAACGTAGTCGGGTTCTGCACCGCCATCGGCGATGAGGCTGGAGCCAGTTACAACTCGTCCGCAGAAAACTTCGGTTCGGTCTTTGTCGGTGCCGTGTCGGGCACCAGCACGACCAGCGGGAACGATAACACCACGGTGGGTGCGTACTCCCTGAGGTTCAACACCACAGGCGACTTCAACGTGGCACTGGGCGGTGCGGCTCTGTACTCCAACACCACCGCCAGCAACAACACCGCAGTTGGATATCAGGCGGGGTATAGCAATACGACGGGCGGCGTGACAGCTTTTGGAAAAGGCGCTCTGTACAGCAACACAACAGGGCTTGGTAATACAGCTCTTGGAGAAGCGGCGCTTGGCATAAACAGCACCTCCTCTTACAGCACCGCCATTGGCTCATTGGCACTGTTTACCGCAACGGGCGAGCGAAATACTGCTGTTGGTGAAGCTAGCGGCTACAACCTCACCACTGGCGCATCTAACACCTTTGTTGGGGGTAGCTCCGGTTCGGCAATTACCACTGGATCCAAGAACACCATCATTGGCCGCTACAACGGCAACCAAGGTGGCCTCGACATCCGCACTGCTAGTAACTACATCGTGCTGTCAGATGGGGATGGGAATCCACGCGTCTATTACGACGGTCCAAACAACATTCTTTATACGCCAAACGCGCAACAGATTACTGCTCATAAATCACCTGAGATTGCGCTTTCTGCGGATCAATACACAGATATTTTGTACATTGGTGCAGGTGGGTACGGTGCCCTTATCTCGGGTATTTTGACTGTTCACTCGACCTATTCTGGCGCGGTTACACAAAACAGTTATTTTATAAACGCTTTTGGTAATGGTAGCGGGAGCGGGTGCTCTATACTCGCTCAGGGCAACTATTCGACGCCATCCTCAATTATTCTTTATGATCGAGGGAATTTGCTTGGTGGTGGCAGTCGCGTTATTTCTGTCTATAACGCATCTGGATCATCGGTAAACATCCGTTATTCATTCACTCCAGTTGGGCTTGGTAATAGCGCGGGTTACTACGACGCCGCTACAAACGGAGGGTCTGCTGGCGCTGGAACAGGATACCCGTCCGGTACTGCGGTCTATTTTGGACAGCAATCCGCATTAGTTAAAGCCGCTGGAATTGAATTTCCTGCTTCTCAAGAGGCATCATCCAACGCCAACACGCTGGATGACTATGAGGAGGGGACTTGGACGCCTACGGCTACGTTTGCAACGCCCGGAACGGTATCAACGTCCCTTGCTGTAGGCTTGTACACAAAGGTTGGAAATGTTGTGACAGCCGTTGGTCGAATTGCCATTACAAAAGGTACTGCGTCTGGGAATTTAGTTCTTGGTGGACTACCTTTTGCAAGCAATAACACAACGAGTTATCAAGTTGCGGGGACGTTATCAACCGACACCTTTGGTGTTGCAGGAACGCTATATCAAATGCTTTTAGCTTCTAATTCTACAGTCCCCGAGGCGCTTGCAGTAACGCAATCAACAGGAATAACAAATGCTGTAACTGCCAGTGACTTTTATGCTACGGCAGGTACTCTTCGATTTGCATTTACCTATCAAATTTAACTATCTGCATCGGATGGTGCAGACGGACAGTCCACAGCCATAAGGAGATAAATCATGGCACAGTTCGAAGAAGTAACCCGCATCAGCGAGTTTAATATCCAACCCAACGGCTGCATCGGAGTCCGCAAGACTACTGATGTCCTGAAGGATGGCGTTGTCATCTCGTCAACCTATTGGCGCACAGTCCTTGTGCCCAACGACCCGCAGGCTGCTACGGTTCTTGACGAGCCGTACTACCTCAACATCGCCAACTACGCTTGGAGCCAACCATCGCCCCAGCCGTATGATCCCAACCCACAAGGAGTCTAACCATGACAACCTATGCATGGACCATCGACCAGATGTACACCCTCGACACCCCCGAGCCGGGGTTTGTAGTCAACGTCCTTTGGACCCTGACCGGCGTAGACGGCCAGTACACCGCATCCATCGGCGGCAACACGCAGTTCACCGTTCAGGAAGGTACGTTCGTGCCCTATACGGACCTGACCCCCGAAATCGTCATCGGCTGGGTTCAGACGGCACTCGGCCCGCAAGGTGTGTCAAACTTTGAAGCCTGCGTGCAGGGCCAGATCAATTCCATGATTACCCCACCTGTTTCACCCCAAAACACACCTTTACCTTGGAGCCAAGCATGAAAGAAGTGACCATCACCCTGACTATCGACGAGCTGAACATCCTGCTGGCTGGACTCGGCAAGCTACCCCTTGAGATGGCGGTCGCCGTCTTCGGAAAAGTCAAAGCGCAAGCTGAATCCCAGCTACAAGCCGCAGATCAACCCCAAGCGTAACTGAGGACCCCTATGACCACTGCCTACACCCCCATCCTTAAACTGGCCCTGCCGGTGACCGGAGAGCTATCCGGCACATGGGGTACGGTTGTGAACGACAACATCACCTCGATGGTTGAGCAGGCAGTGGCAGGGCTAGCCACAATCAGTACGTGGACAGGCAACACTTCACATACGCTTACCAGCGCCGACGGCACGAGTTCAGAATCACGATGCGCAATGCTTGTGTTGGCTACAGGGTCTGGCGGTAGTGCGCTTACTGGGCCGGGGGATGTCACCTGCCCAGCGGCGTCCAAGATGTATGTAGTTAAGAACGGTACGTCGTACGCGGTGACGCTTAAGACCTCCTCTGGCACAGGCATAGCCATCCCTGCGGGCGAGACTGCCTTCCTGTTCTGCGATGGCACCAACGTCAATCAATGCGTGACGTCCTTCGTCAATGCAACGCTCTCAGGCAACCTGACCGTCAATGGGAACACCACGCTGGGCGACGCGGCAACGGACACCATCACTGCCACCGGCCAGTTCAACACGGACCTGCTGCCCTCTACGGATAACGCCCGAGACCTTGGCTCAACCGCTAAGAGCTGGCGGACCCTTTACTGCGAGACGTCAGTTCTGACAGCCCTCGTCACGACGACCAACCTGCAAGTCACTAACATCAAGGCAAACGATGGCGCTTCCGCCGTCACAATTGCGGACTCCACTGGCGCGGTAACGGTATCAACGCTACTCAACGTAGACAATCTACGGCTTGAAGGGAACACGCTGTCCTCAACGGACACCAACGGCAACATCACGTTGGCCCCGAACGGCACGGGCGACGTTCAGCTAGACGCAGACACAATCCGTGTAGGTGATACCGGGGCAAACGTCACGATCACGTCCAACGGTGCGGGCGATCTAATCCTAAACACCAACTCAGGAACGAACTCCGGCTCCATCACTATTGAGGACGGAGCAAACGGGGCAATCAACCTTACGCCTAACGGCACGGGCGCGGTGGTTGTGCCGTTGTTGCGTTTGTCAGGCTCTACCTCTGGCTACGTGGGGCTGAAAGGCGCCGCCATAGCGGGGTCTGCAACGTACACACTACCTGCCGCTGACGGTACAAACGGACAGGTTTTGAGCACCAATGGGACGGGCACGCTGTCTTGGGTGGCCGCCGCTGCAAGCGGCGTTACGTCATTCTCGGCAGGCACCACAGGGCTTACTCCAAACACGGCTACCACCGGTGTGGTGACCCTTGCGGGTACGCTAGCAATTGCTAACGGCGGTACGGGGCAGGCTACCGCAAACGCGGCATTCAACGCTCTTGCGCCGTCACAGACCGGAAACAACGGGAAGTACCTTACGACCGACGGCACGAATACGTCTTGGGCAACGGTAAGCGGCGGCGGATCCCCCGGCGGATCGGATACGCAAGTCCAGTTTAACGACAGCGGGTCCTTCGGCGGAGACGCAGATTTTACGTGGAACAAGACTACAAATACGCTCACCATAGCCGGGATTAACTTTGGCCGGGGTGGTGGAGCGGTTTCTGCAAATACTGCAATTGGTTATCAGTCTATCAATGGAACCGCAACCGGGAATAGCAATACAGCGGTTGGATTTCAGTCTTTGTTTGCGTTAACGAGTGGCGCGGCAAACACAGTATACGGCGCGTCAGCCGGCGGTAGCATTGATAGCGGGAGCAATAATGTTATACTCGGGGCCAGTGCTGGGGGAGCAATTTCCAATGGCGCTTATAACATCGCTATTGGGTCCTCTTCAATTTCAAATGCCAACCCAACTTATAGTATAGGCATCGGTTATAGAACCGCTCGATATTCTGCAAATAATGTTATAGCGATCGGCCATGAAGCTTTGTCGGAAAACATCTCTGGTGCCGAGCATGTGGCGATTGGATATCAAGCGCTTGATGCAATCATTACTAATAATAACAATACTGCAGTAGGATCTTACGCGCTTAGCGGATCTATTGCTGATGACAATACTGCATTTGGAACCCGCGCGGCTATTAATTTAACGACCGGCTCCGGCAACACAGCAATTGGATCCAACGCATTTTCTACTTCAACAGTCACTGGAAACAATAATACGGTTCTTGGCTATAGCGTCGCATCTACGCTTACATCAGGGGCGAATAACCTCATCCTCGGCTACAACGCAACCTCGTCTACCGCCACAGTCTCCAATGAAATCACCCTTGGCAACTCGTCGATTGCCACCCTGCGCTGCCAAGTCACGACCATCACTGCGCTCTCCGACGCGCGGGACAAGAAGGACGTGCAAGACATCCCGCTGGGGGTAAGCTTTATTCAGCGTTTGCATCCGGTCTCATTTGTCTGGAACACTCGGGATGGTGGCAAAGTAGACGTGCCGGAGTTCGGGTTCATCGCCCAAGAGCTCCAACAGGCCCAAGCCGACCACGGAGTTACGCTGCCGGGGCTGGTCCACGACATCAACCCTGAGCGCCTCGAAGCTGCTCCGGGTACACTCATCCCCGTGCTGGTTAAGGCGGTGCAAGAACTCCAAGCCCAGATTGACGATCTAAAGCGGCAACTTGCCGCGCGCGGATGAGACGCCGGAGTGAAATACCTTCTCTGGTTTTTTATGCTCGTGGCGTTGATGATGTTTGTACTTGCAGAAATCGCCAAATGATTGACATCACAAAGACCGTAGGGACTGTTGCTGCCAGTGTTGCTGCGCTGGGAGGTGGGTATACGCTCGTAGACAAGATCGGCTGGTTAGATAAAGCGATCATCGAGTGGGCACCGGAGCACTTTAAGATCCCTTCCGCACAGATCGGGCAACCGATTGAGGTCACGGTGGCGAGGATCAAGAAGCGCGATGACTGCTCGGTGGAATCGTTCATCCCAAGCATCCGAGACGGGAAGGGCATGGTGCATGAGGCAGTTCCATCGAACCCCAAGTTCTCCGGCCCAGCCAGTCCAGAGATTGACACCTTTACCTACACATTGAGCGTCAAGTCTGAGCTGCAGCCCGGAAAAGCCACCCTGCTTGCAACCATCAAGTACAAGTGCCCGGAAGGGGATAGAACAGTCTCCTATCCAAAGCACAAGAACCTCAGTTTTAATCTGGAGACAAAATGATCACCCTTCTTACGACCCTTCTTTCCTTCCTCGCCGGTGGCTTACCAAAGCTTCTCGGGTTCTTCCAAGACCGTGCCGACAAGGCCCATGAGATCGCACTGGCCCAGATGCAGATCGAGCGGGAGCTGGAGCTGCGTAAGGCTGGGTTTGAAGCGCAGGCGCGAGTCGAGGAGATCAGGACGGATCAGTTGCAACTGACCGCCGACGTCAGCATGGCTCAGACGGCGCTAGCCGAGAAGCAAGCGCTCTACGCGCACGACATCGCCATTGGCGAGGGCGCAAGCCGCTGGGTCATCAACGCCCGTGCTTTAGTCCGTCCTGTGATCACGTATGGCATGTTCGCTCTCCTTTGCTTCATCAACCTCTTCGGCGCGGTGTACGCGTGGAAGCTGGGCACTCCGTTTGCAGAAGTAATCGCTACTCTGTGGGACGCAGACACCCAGATCATCTGGGCGTCAGTGATTTCGTTCTGGTTTGGAAGCCAAGCGTTCAGCAAGAAGTGAAGAACCTGATCCACATGCTCAAGCACCATGAGGGGGTGCGATACCGCCCATACCGATGCCCGGCGCGACTTTGGACCGTGGGCGTGGGCCACGTCATTGACCCCTCGCATCTCAAGGTGCCCTATGAACGCCGCCTAGAGCTACCAATCCCAGAGGGATGGGACCGACGATTAACCGAAGAGGAAGTCGATGCGCTACTTCAAGAGGATCTTCAGCGGTTTCTTCCGGGGGTACTCCGACTATGTACTGTGGTTCCTCTTAGCAATCGCCATCTGGCACTCGCTAGCTTTGCTTTCAACGTCGGTTTAGGTAATCTTCAAGTCAGCACACTGCGGCAGAAGCACAACCGGGAAGACTACGAAGGCGCAGCAGACGAGTTCAAGAAGTGGACGCTGGCTGGCGGTAGAGAGTTGCCGGGGCTGGTGACTCGCAGAAACGATGAGCGGGCGTTGTACTTAAAGGCGTAACTATGCTTAAAAAACTTCTGCTAAAGCCCGGCGTCAACCGTGAGAACACGCGGTACACCAACGAAGGCGGATGGTACGAGTCTGAGAAGGTTCGCTTCCGGCAAGGCACGCCCGAGAAGATTGGTGGCTGGGAGCGCATCTCTAGCAATACGTTCCTCGGCCTCTGCCGTTCGCTGTGGAGCTGGGTGACGCTTGGTTCCCAAAAGCTTCTTGGCGTCGGCACCAACATCAAGTTCTACATCGAGCAGGGCGGCGCGTACTACGACGTAACGCCTTTGCGGACCTCGGTCACACTGAACAATCCGTTTGCCACGACCAGCGGGTCATCAACTATCACAG